TGGCTGCAGAACAACGTGCTAAGTTTATGGGTCAAGAGTTTGACCAGACATTCCAAGCAAAGGTAATGAACGCTAGTAAGATTAGTGACATTGCCAACCAGAACTTTACAGCAGAGCAACAGGTACAGCTAGAGAACTCACGTGCTGCTAATACAATGAATCTGCAGAACTTGTCTAATACACAGGCTCTTGTAATGGCTGAAGCTGCTGCATTGGCACAGCTTGATACGGCTAACCTGAACAATCGTCAACAAGCAGCAGTACAAAACGCACAGAACTTCTTGCAGGTTGACATGGCTAACTTGTCTAACCGCCAGCAGACTGAACTGTTCAAGGCACAGCAGCGTACACAGGCATTGTTTACTGACCAAGCTGCACAAAATGCTGCACGTCAGTTTAATGCATCTAGCCAGAATCAGGTTGACCAGTTCTTTGCTAATCTGTCTAGCCAAGTGTCGCAGTTCAATGCTACACAGCAGAACGCACAGTCACAGTTTAATGCAGGTCAGACAAATACAATTGCACGTTTCAATGCTGAATTAAATAACCAGCGTGACCAGTTCAATGCACAGAATCAGCTTGTGATTGCACAGGCTAATGCTCAATGGCGTAGACAGATTGCTACAGCAGATACAGCAGCTATCAATCGTGCTAATGAATTAAATGCTTCAGCTATTCTGGATATTAGTAAAAATGCATATGACAATCTGTGGAACTACTATGCTGACACAATGGAGTGGGCATGGACATCTGCAGAGAATCAGATTGACCGTAACAATGCCTTGGCTATTGCAGAACTAGACGCTAAAGCACGTGGCGATGTCGCTAAAGAACAATCTTCTACTGCTGCAGGTAATGCTATTGGTAGCTTAATTGGTACATTAGGTAGTGCTTGGCTAATGGGTGGCGGCTTGTGTTGGGTTGCACGTGAAGTATATGGTCAAGAAGATATGCGGTGGTTTATATTCCGTACATGGTTACAATATCAAGCACCATCTTGGTTTAAAACTTTATACGAGACACACGGTGAAAAATATGCTAAACTAATATCTAAAGTGCCACCATTAAAATGGGCAACTAAAAAGTTAATGGATTTAGTAGTTGAAAAGAAAAAAGGTAGATTAAATGTCCAGACAGTATAATCCTGCTGTTGCAGCATATAACAGTCTTAAAATAGATATGACGGAAGCACCAAAGCCTAAAACTCTTGGTGGCTTACTTGCGCCTAAAGCAATGCCTAAACCACAAGAAGAAGATATGTCACAGCCAATGTCTCGTGTTGCTGCTCACGTAAAGGCTATACGTCAAAGAAGGATGGAAGAAGATGGCTCTTGATATAATGAGATCATTTGATGCGCCTGTACCGGGTCAGTCTCTTACGGCTGAACTTGGCGCACGTCCTTGGCAAAGTCCACCTCAATATCCTACTGTAGATGAAGCTATTCAGTATTATATGCGTAGCATGACTACTGAAGAATTTATGGATCAAATTATTGATGTTCTTGAAATGGGTGTTTCTGTAGCTGATGTAGCAAACGTAATGCAAGTAAAAAGCGTTATGGATGGTATTCACTCTGTTGATGTTGGCATAATGGTAACTCCTGTAATTATGGAAATGATTATGTTCCTTGCAGATAGCGCAGGTATTGAATATGAAAAGGGTACAGAAAATCCCGATAAGAAAAAACTTAGTGGTGCTAAAAAAGCACGTGTTCTTCAACAACTAAAAGAAGAAACTGAAGATATGGATATGGCAGAAGAAGCTGAAGAGACTGTTGAAGAAATTGAAGTATCTAAAGAAGAGCCTAAAGGCTTAATGGCACGGAGATCGTAATGGGTGCGTTTGGTACAGGATTACTTACTGGTCTAGCGACAAGCATTGAAAGAGGTGTTCGTCAAAACATTGACATGAACATGGAAGAATTGTCAAATGCCAAGAAATATATGAGGGCTAGGGAAGAGCAAGAAAGTGCTAGATATAGAAAAGACCTAAAAGAGTATGAAGATACCGTTAAGGACTTGGCACGTTTTGTTGATACCAGTACTTTGCCACAAGGTGCAACTGCATATGATGTGGCTGGGGCTTATCTTGAAAAAATGGGTGGTAGCATTACTGCTGCTCGTAGTATGGTTGAAGAATTACAAAAGTCTACTGTTCTTGGAAAAGATGCACCAAAACTTATTTTTGATAAAGCTAATCAAATGGGATACAGTGCTTCAGATGTAGCTAAAATGTACACTGATCCTATGGACCTTGCTTATATTCGCGGTGGAAAACAGATGGGTACTGGACTATTCTTTGATAAAATGGATATTCGTGCCAAAGCCGAAGAAAGTCTTGCTATGCCAACGATTGAAAAGCAAATGGATCGTTCAGGTCTTGGTACAGCTAAGACTACTGGTACTATGCTTTCTGAACAGGAATATGTAAGAGAAAAAGAAAAAGAAGATTTAGCTATGAAACAAGCACGGCTAACTCTACAAAAAACGGAAGCAGAAATAGCGGATTTAGGCGGTCTTGACGATACGGCTGGTAGAATGTATTTAAAAGATGCTTTAGCTAAAGCAGCAACTAACAAAGGTTTTGAAATAAATGTAGATGGAACACCAGATTTTAAAACTACCCCGGAGAAATTACAAGATTCAAGAGATGCTTTTTCTGAAGCATTAACAAATGCTACTAATTATTTTAATAGTACAGGTACAACTAAAAAACTATCTGGTAAAAATCAATTATATGGTTTTGTATCTGCTAATCTTCCTTTTGCAACAAAAAATAAAGCACCTGTAATTGATGGTCAATTAGATAAAACCTCTATGCAGGTTGGTACTATATATGCTTGGAAGGCGGCAGGTCAAAATGTAAGTGGTGTATATCTTGGCCCAGAGTTTGGTGCAGATGATTTCTTAATGCTTCCGGGATTTTAATATGGCAGCAGTATCAACAAGGATTGAAGAAGCTGATGATGATTATGTGTCTTCATCAGGGACATTAGCACCTAGTGTGCAACAACCCGCTTCTTCAGCAGCAACAGTAAACGTAATAAACGAAGGCATTGAACCTGCTGATGATTCATATGTTATGGAAACTCAGAAACCAGAGCCTCCAAAACTTGTATCAACAGAAGAACGTCTAGCGCAAGAGCCTGTAGAACCTCGTGGTCCTCGTTCCAGAAAAGAAATGGAACAAGACGAAGAACTTATGGCTGATATTAAGCAGCATTTAAAAGATCGTTATGATATTGATGCGGATGAACGTCTTCCTGATTTCTTCAGTGGCTACCTTTTTGGTGGTGATGAAATAAATAATGAAGAAATACTTGAACAGTATATGGATAAGTGGCGCATGATGACTGGCAACTCTATGGACGCTGGTTTTGAAATTGCGTGGTTAAAAGAACTAGAACAAAAAGAAAATGATGCTCGTGCTGCAGCCGAAAAAGGTGATGATAAGGCAGCAGAGCAAGCCAACATATATGCAGAACAACGGGCCAGAGCATTACGTGTGTACCAACGTGCAGACGAAATGGCTGGCCTTTTTGGTTCTAAGCGTTATGAAGGTATGTCAACTCTTGAAATGATTGGAGAGATTGGTGAAACAGTAGGTGTTAATGTTCTTGCTGCTATATCTGATCCTACTACCGCATTGTCAGCGGGTGCAGGTAAGTTAGTTGGTCTTGGTGCATCAGCTTCTGGTGCTAGTCTAAAATCTGCAATACTTAAAGCTGCAGGTACTGGTGCTGCAATTGAGGCTGTTGCCTCTGCAGGTACAGACGTTGCTATACAGCAGATGGAAATTGAAATGGGTGCTAGAGATAGCATTGACTACAAGCGAACTGCAGCGGTAGCTGGTTTAGCTGCTGCAACCGCAGGTGTAGTTTCTGGTCTTTCTACTAAAAATGCTGTAACTCGTGTTGATAAAGTTACAAGAGGTGAGTTAACTTCTGCACTTGAGGTACAAAAAGAGGTGCAACTTAAAGCAGCAAAAGAAACACAAAAGAAACTACGTCAAACTTCAACAGATATTCGTGAGCGTTTAGCTAAATCCATTGAAGACACCTATGGTAAAGAGGCTATTATACGTCACAAGAATGGTAAAGTAAAAGAAATCAATTCTAAATTTATTCGTGAATCTGAAGACGCTAACGGTTTGTATAAAGAAGTGGAAGTTTCAGATACAGATTTCATTGATCCCGCTATGAGTGTTAATACATTTGAACGTGTAGTCGCTTCTACTGCTGAATTGTTTGAAGGCGTTAAAAATGGAACAATTAAATTAACAGATGAACTTACAGGAAATCCTTTAACAAAAAGACAGCTTAGTGATTTAACATCAAAACTGCAACCCGGTGAAATGGTAAGTGAACGTATGCTTACTATTCTTAAAAACACAGCAGATAACGAATCTGATGATATAGTTGCACAATTATTAGGCAAATATGGTATTACTCGTAGAGAAATAGCCGCTGTAATGTTTGCTGATGCAAGTAAAGCTGGTCAAAAACTTAATCGTTTATCTCAACTAAGCCGTGTTATAGGACGTGCTGGTAGAATTAAAACAGCAGGAGAAATGGCAGAAGAAGCAGAAGCCGCTGTTACAGATAAACTAAGTAGTACTTTTCGTAGACTGGAAGACATTCGCCGCTTAACACTTGTTAGTGGTGTAGCTACTGCTGTGCGTAACAATATTTCACAGGTGATGCGGTCTGGTGTTGATACACTTGTTTATGGTTTTGAATCTGCAATCAATCCAAATAAAAAGTTTGGATTTAAAAATACACTTGCTCAAGTATCAAACACATTCTTTAACTCAAAAGATTCAGCTACAATGGCTCAGTTTTTGCTTGACTTAGCACCTGAACAAAAAGCTAGATTCTATAATATGTATTCTGAAGTTAATAATACCTTATCTAAAAAGAATCCGGGTCAAGCATCTATGGCTTCAAAGGCAAATGGGCTTCAAAAAGAAACACCAATATTAGATGCTTGGGAAAATGGTATAACAACTTTAAACTTCTTAAACCGTTTTCAGGAAGCGGCATATCGTAACGGTTCGTTCACTACATCAATACAACGTCAATTGTTTGACCAAGGAATTGATATGATTGATGTACTAAAAAAAGGAACCGTTACTGAAAATATTTCACAAGACATGATTGCTAAAGCAGTTGATGATGCGCTTGAATTTACTTATGCAAGTCAGCCTAAGACTGGATTGTTTCAACTTGCTAATAATTTCATTGTAAAATCTGGTGCAACTATAGCAATACCGTTCCCACGGTTTATGTTTAAAGCAATTGAAATGACATACAATTATAATGCTACAGGTGCTGCAACCGCACTTACACGTATGTTGTTACAAAAATCTCGTGGTCAACAAATAACTGATGGTATGTATCGTCAGCTTGCAGAGGGTGTTGCTGGTGGATTGCCTATGATTAGTCTTGGCTATCTTCTTCGTGATCCCGAAAATGGTATGGCGGGTTCTGAATGGTATATGTTGCAGGATGGTAAAGGAAATGAGTTTGATGCACGTCCTTACTTCCCACTTACACCTTATCTTTTGATTGGTGAAGTTATTCATCGGTATACAGATGATAGACCTATTCCAACTAAAATTGACACACAAGAACTATTAGAGGGTTTTACTGGTGCAAACTTCCGTGGTTCAGGTGCTATTTCAAAAATCACAGAGGATTTGTTCAAAGCTATTGAAACAGGTGGCGATGATCTTGGTTTCAAGTATAGCATGGCTACATTAGGTGAATATCTTGGTGAAGCAGCTAGTGGTTATCTTCAGCCTGTTTATCAACTTGGTGATCTTGAATTACGTGGAGATATGATTCAGCGTAAGAAGGATTATAATGAAGACCCTGACTATAAAGATGGTGTGGATGGTTTCTTTGAAGGCTTTAGTAGACCATTTGAAAAGCGTCTTGGGCGTATTGCTGAAACATATACAGACATGATGGAAGATAAACCAGACATGGAAGACCCACGATTTGCTGATCCACAGTATCGTATTATGCCTTTCTTGAAAGTAATGTTTGGTGCTACATTTACACGTGTACCACCTAAATATGTTCTTGATTTAAATCGTATGGGATTTAAGTATCGTGATTTTACTACAAGCACAGATACGCCATCATTCAATCGCTACATGAATAAAGAAATGGGCGAAATGATGAATTATGAAATGGATGAGTATTTAAAAACTCTTAGAGAAGAGTATAAAGGTGACGAACAAATGGTTGCTAATGGTATTCGTCAATATATTAGTAGCACTAAAACCCTACTTTATAACTTTGCAAAAGTGAAAGATGACCAAAGTGGTAAGGCTGCTCTTATGAATAAGTTTAAAAGAATGTCGCCATACTCTCGTATTGCTGCAATGAAACAGTACAAAAAAGATTATGAGGGAAAAGAACCAGAAACTGTTGACGATTGGATGGAGTTAAACAACTATGCATCTCAAATAAGATCAGGTGTAAAGTCAATAATAGGAAGATAAAATAAAAGGGGGCAATTAAGCCCCCTAATTTTTAGCGATTATCTCCATCACCCTGTAGGCGATTTCTAGCTTTCCTGTCGGCTAGTTTCTCTAAGTTGTCTTTCATGATTCTACCAAGATTCATATCCACTTCTCTAGCAAGCATTGCGCAGTACCACAACACATCACCTAATTCGTGACCTATAGCATTTAACTTAGCGTGATAATCTTCCCTGTCTGCACCATCTCGTATTAGCTTTTTAGCTTTGTTAGCAATCTCACCAGCCTCACCAGCAAGCCCAAGAGTTAAATACTCAAGGGCTTTTTCTTTAGGGAAGATGGCAGTCTCTGCTGCTTTGTTTTGATATTCTGTTGCTGTAATGTCACTCATATATCTCTCCTTCATCCACTGTTTAGCTTCTTCCTCTAGCCTCATTAAACTGTACCTCTTCTAGCTGCTCATAGTAGGCATCGTTCCACCCACGTTGCCACTCACGTGCTTGCATAGTATGTGTGTCCATATTAGGGCGATGCTCAATAAAGATATTTTTCTTACCCTTCTTAGTCATCCTACCACCATGCTTAAACGCTTCGTAGCCCCACTGGTATTGAATACGCAGTGGAGCATCATATTTACCAAGACCATTACGCCGCATCTTGTTTCTCCTTTTCTTTTTGTTTCAACCATTCTTCTCTGCTTGGGTGATGAGCAGGTGGGTTATGTTGCACCCACCCCTCACCTTTCTTCCATACTACACTCATGCTGCAGCAATGTCAACTATTTCACAGACACCTGCAGTACAAGCCAACTCACGTCCACCTGATGTAGTATCTTCCTTCTCAAACTCTTGAAGCAAAGACCAGTCTACATTCTTTGGCATCTTAGCCGCCCATTCTTTGTATGTGTCAGCATCAATGTCCTGATAAGGTGCTTGCTGATATGTATGCTCACTGAATGGCAGGAAGCTGATACCACTAACCTCATCAAAGTGTTTGTACACCCATGCACCTACAGCCATCCATTCGTTTTCCTTTACAGAAATAGTGACTGATGGTTTATGTTCGCACCAGTGACGCTGATAAGTCAGCCACAGTTCAAGCTGTTCAATGGCTGTCATACCTGTGCGTGTCACTGCGTTCTTGGGTGACTTCATAGGGAATGAGAAGACTGTAGTGCTGTCGGGTTTCATTACGTCTGGCTCACTAGGTATGCCCTGTGAAATCAAGAACTGTGTCAATGGGTCTTTGTTGTCACCACGGACAGTGCGAATGTAATATGGATTGTGTCTAGCATGAATACCAGAGGCACTATCCACAAGCTGTGATACTGTACCACTAGGCTTGACACAGGTAATAGCAGCAGACTGTTGAATACCAAGTTCCCACGCCATAGCTGCGTTAGCTTCAATGGCAGTAACACGTAGCATCTCAAGTGTATCGGCTACCTCTTTACCTTTATGCAATGCAGCACAGTCCATGATGCCTGTCAGTGATACACCAAGCAAGCGTTCTTCCTCTGTATTATTCTTCCAAATCTTACGCAGATAACGGAAGTTTGTTAGCGTAGCTTGGAATGTACCAAGAATAGTAGCAAGCCGTACCTTCTCTTTCAAGGACACAAGCGTATCTGTTTCACGTGCAACTACCTCAGACAAGTTACAGAACTGGTATGGACGAAGGATAATTTCAGAGCAAGGGTTACAACCAAAGTCCTGTTCAGCATCACGCCTACCATTCTTGGCTGCTTGCTTCTTGGATGATTCACGATTGAAGATACCACGTTCACCTGACTTGCTATCATACAGAGACAACCATTCACGCATGAATGTACCCATCTCAGGCTTCTGCTTGTACGCTACAGAGTTATTAGCCAATGCACGTTGACCTTCATTCTCCCACCACTTACCTGACTTGGCGTGTGCCATCTGGTCATCATTAAGATTAGACAAACTGATAAGGGCTGAACGGCGTACACCGCCAACGACTACCACCTCACCAATCTTACACATGATGTCGTGACATTCAATTGGGTACAGTCTACGACCTGCTGCACCCTTGAACTTCTCAATGCAGAAGTCAAACAATTCAATCAAAGGCTGTGGCCCTGATGCACGTCCACCAAATGTCTTCAGTCTTGCACCTGCTGGACGTACCTCTGATACGTCAAACTTAGGAACCTGACCAGAGTAAAGCATAGCAATCAGTTCCTTCAGTGACTTGGCCCAACCCGGACGACTGTCACCTACCTTGATTACTGTGTCTGTGTTATGAAACTCTTCATTTACAATAGGCAGCTTCTCAATGTTGTGACGTTCAACGCTAAAGCCAACACCTGTGCCACACATAAGGATGTACATAGTCTCATCAAAGGCACGTGGGCTATCCACAGGTACATATGAACAGTTGTATCCACCTACGTGGCAACGGTCTAATGCTGGCCCAGCAGTCATCAATGCCCTCATACTAGGCATGATAGACTGATTGAGTACAGCTTCTTCCAGTTCAGACCTCAATGTATCTGGTAGCTTATAGCCATTGTTAGTAGACAAATGGTTAGCCATATAATCAAAGTATCGCTTGACAGTTTCACCCCATGTCTCCCTTCGTTGTTCATCTTCTTTCCACCTTGCATAGCGTGACAGTGCTATGAAGTTCTGGTAGTCTGTAGGTAATGTATTACTAATCATCTCTTTACTCCGTAATCGTTCTTATGTTTCTAATGTTAGCACCTTCAATATCATAAAAGTATTCTTGGATGCCTTCTTCTAATTCCTCGCCCACCTGCCCATCAGCAGGGACGGGATACTCTTCATCGTCAATATCAATGGTGATGAACATCTTAACTCGCATCTGCCATTACCTCTTCAATCAACTTATCTAGATACCATCTGGCCTTCTCTAAATCCTCTACAGGTTTATCCTTGTAGTCAAATCGCCACAAGTACTTCAGTATATTACCTTGCAGATAATATTTGAAGCCATCACCAGTAGCTGCAGAGATAGCATGAATACATTCAATACCTGTTTGATTGTAATGCGGTGGACTGTTGACCATATCAACAACATTATCACTTTGTTTATTTGCTTGTGCCATACGTAACTCCTCTTGAAACATTAGTGTTTTCATATAGTCTTCATGTCTACTCATGCTGAACCCTTTGTTCTGGTGTTAAAGTGAAGATGTACTACATTACCATCATAGGTTTTTTCTACACCCATTTCTTCCTCTAGTTCTACATCAATATCCATCTCGTTGTCAATAACTTTTGTGACATACTCGTGAACAATATTGCGCAGTTCTTCCACTTCTTCCATCACAGGAACGGCTGCACACATCATCTTAGCAAAGTGCATGACCTGCCAGTAGTCTTCATCATCCATAGGATTCTCAGGCATAGCCATTATAGATATGTCAACTTCACCTGACCACTTTCCATCGTTATCAGCGAATGGTCTGACACGTATAAGGAAGTCCTCATTCTGTATTTCTTTAGATAGTTTGTCCATTATATTCATACTCATCTCCTTTTTACTTTCGTGCCGCCAAACTTAATAAACTTTGGATGCTTGTTTTTGCCCTTCTCCTTCAACCAATCTTCGGGTATAATCCGGTCATAATATCGGAAGCCATGTTTAATACACCATTCACCGTAGGTAGACTTAGCACCCTTACGTAGTTTGCGTCTGCTACTTTCAAACACAAAACGAATATCCAATTTGGGATGCTGCTTTTGTATAGCTAGATGCTTGCGTCTATCTGCTGCCGTGAACATACCTTTTGTTTCAATGATGATGCCGTTGGACAGCACGAAGTCTGGTGTGTAGGTTCTGTAGGCAAGGTCTTCCCACTCAATCTTAACTTGCTCATATAGGAAGTCTACTTTGAGTTCTGTTAGGTAGTCGGATACCTTGAGTTCCAGACCGCTACGATATCCATACTTTCGTGCTGCCCTAAATTGTTTTGCGTTAGGCAATGTCACGCCATTGAATAAATGGATTGCGGTAGCCTAAAGCCTGTAGTTCTTCGCGCAAGACTTTATCTGCTTCATTACGCGCTGATATCGCCGCACGTAGACCTGCAGTCTTCCGTTCACGATACTCCTTCCGAAGTTCCGCAAGGTGCAGTTCCGCTTCCTTGATTTGCTCTGCGAGTTCATTAAGTTCAATCTCCATTCATATACTCCTTTGCTAGTTCAACATATGCCACAATGGGCGGGTTCTTTGCTTGTGACTTTACAGCAGGTAACTCAGTAAGATTATCCCAGCAATCAAAGCGATAGCTGCAAAATTTACATCCGTCATTAAGGACTTTATTACCTGTGGGCTTGCCACGAAAAGTCTCAGGCACTGGTTCAAAACATCTTTCAAACTTGTTCTCCTTTACTGTTTCCACAGTCTTTTTGATTTTAGCAACTTCTGCATCAATGTCAATATCTTTTGCTGGCACATATTTAAATTTACCATTAGCTTTATTAACTACCCACCAGCCACCAGCTTTCTTGCCGGATGCTTTAGCGTATCCAGCTAACTGAGCCACATACCCGAAGCCATCACCGTTGGCAAGACTATGGAAGGTGTCGAATTTATTTCTGTATGACCAGTCTGAAGCTGATTTAATATCATCAACTGCACCATCAATGATGAGGTCATAAGAACCAGAAACGCTATCGTCACCAAGGTCAAGAGAAACTTTATCCGTGTCTTCATACTTCACTCCTGCTTCTGTTAGTAAGGCTTTGAAGACAGCTTCAACGATGTCTCCAATCATCATGTTCATTACAAATGTGGTAGGTAAGGGTAATGCAACTTCTGGTTTGTTTTTGTCATACCAAAGCTGGCAGGTAGGACGACCTACATTAGACATTCGTAATGTAAAGTCATCCTTTCTGCTCCTACCCTCACCAAACTGACGTGCAGCAGCAGCCATTACATCCAAGCCAATCTGTTTGATTGTTGCGGATGATATAGTTGTTTTGCCGTTTACAGCATTTTCAAGATACTGATGCACAGCCAGTTCAGCAGGGTGATTCATTATGCTACCTCTTCTTCAATTTCAATGTCTACAAGATCGTCAAGAACTTCAGCATCACCATCTTCTAGCTTTGAGTTTACCTTCTCTGACCATGCATTGATAACATAGTTATTGTAGTTGTCAATCCATGCCATGAAGTCAGCAAACAATACGTGGTCATCTTGTGTAACCTCAAGTGTTTTGGTTACATCCAGCGATACCACAGGAATAAAGAAGCTGTTACCGTTTGGCATCTTACGCTCGTTGGTATTTGCTGTAAATTGGTGCATAGGCGGAAGACGTTCCATCTTAGCAAGTTTTACAAACACGTCACCGACAAGTTTGAATGCATCACGATTGTCAATCTCCCAAATAAACGGGGTGGCTTCTAGTTCTACTGGCTCACCTTTTTCATTGCGAGGGTCAACCAATTCAACTGAACCAAGTACAACACGTACACGTTTAATCTGCTTGATTAAGTCTTGCATTTTCTCAGGCAATGCCTTGAAGTCTTGGATGTAACCAGCAGGTTTGCCACAGTTAAACCCACCATCATTATCCTTCAGGTCAGATTCCATCTTGGCATCATCAGTCATAAGAGACTTGATGAACCTATTTGGTGAATTAGCACCGCCCATAACGAAACGCTTGTACATGAAACGCTGTAGGAACGCACGAATCTTTACAGAAGATGCGTAGTAGGTTGGTCCATCTGGAATCTCCAGTTTGTATGTACCACCCTCAATTACTTCCATGTTTACATTTTTTCCGTTTACTTCTGCTGTACCCATTACTGGCGTATGGTTAATGCGCAGACGTGCAAGGGAACTGCTTTTAGTTTTACCCCCGCTTTCCTTTGCAATACCCATAGCTTTTGCCATGACTGCATAGTTGTTTTGGTCAATCGTTGTAAGTTCTGTCATATGTATTACTCCTTTCTGAGTGAATGAGGCATAGTTATATCACGCTACGTCTTTCGTGTCAAGCCAATTCGGACCAATTTTTGCTTCTAAAAGTAGCGGCACATTGAAATTAACACCCCAACGTGCAGCTATAAGTTGTGGTAGTGCATTATTAGTTTCGTCTATCACATTGATTACCTGTTGTTCTTCGTCAGGATGAACGTCAATGACGATGCTGTCATGCACGGTGTTCACTATACAAGATTTTTTATCTTTTAGCAATTCATCTATGTGTAGTAAGGCTATTGGCACAATGTCTGCTGTTGCAAACGATTGCACAGGATAGTTCTTTATCTGTGTAAAGTGACTTACACGCCCACTAGCTTTACGCACCACATCTGGAAACGCAAACTCTCTGCCACTAGGCGTAGTAATCTTTTGTGTCTCTATAGCTTCTTTAGCCAGTCGGGAATGCCATTCTGCGACTCCCCTGTACTTTTCTGTGAAGTGAGTGTAGTACTCTGCTTCCGCTTTTGTTCTGCCAAAGCCTGTTGCTCCGTAGAGTGGCGCGAATGTATGTGCTTTCGCATCCTGTCTACTCGTAGGCTGACCAGCATCACTAATAACTTTAGCGGTGTATGCGTGTACATCAAATCCAGTAGATACTTCTTCAATGGCAACCTCATCTTGTGATAGGTAGGCAGCAGCGCGGAACTCCAACTGTGCGAAGTCAGCTTCCATAACCTTGCCGCCTTCAAATCGTGACACAAATACTTTCTTTACAGGAAACGTGCCGCCACGTGGCATGTTCTGCATATTCGGGTCAGCACCAGACAAACGACCAGTCGCAGTACGGTGTTGAAGGAGACGCACATGAAGGAACCCATCCTGCTTGGTGTGTGTCTTGATGCCTTCCACGAATGATGACAGATACGTGTCTACAGCACTTAGCCTACGTACTTTGTGTAGGAAGTCTGCCGCATCTGGCATACCCTTACTACGTGCAGCACCCTCTAGTATTTCTAGATTTACCTTGCTCGTAGTAAAGCCATTAGCACTTGCCCACTTTGGTGACGGTGGCTTGAACTTGAAGCCAGCAAGTGTATCTGTTGGTTTGAATAGGAAACCTTCGGTATTACAAGTCAGGCATCTACTTGGCTTGGCAAAAGGCTCACCATTCTTCTTTGTCTTACGTATATAACCAGAGCCACCACAGTCTGTGCATTGTTCAGCAACAGTGCGGTACATGCGTTGAGTGCGTGTCAAGATTAACTGATTGAACTCTGTCTCTGGCATGTATGGGTCAATAAGTTCTGACCAATCATTCTTATCAATAACCTTGCGACCGTAGATAACCCAAGACAATTGCTCTGGGCTATTCAGGTTTATAGGCGTATCACCCATAACCTTGCGTACATGAGACTGCAAGTCTTCTTCAAGCTGTATCTTCTCAGCTTCAAACTCTTCACGCACATCGTCAAGCACCGACAAGTCAACCTTGAACCCACGCTGATATATACGTGCTAGGCATACCGCAACCTGATTAGTCAGCGTAACTGTATCCATAAGACGTGCATCAGGCAGAGTATTCAAACGATACATTAGCTTGTCAGCAAGCTGTTGCGTAGCATGAAGATCAGCCGACAGATATTCACATAGTTCATTGTATGGTATATCACGTGTACTGTAACCCTGCTTAAAGTATTCCTTCAATGTATCTTGCTTCTTGGTGTCCAACTCGTAGCGTTCTGCACAAGCCTCAAGAGACAATGGCTCTTTGATACCACGTTGCAATACATACTCAGCCAGCATTGTATCAAACACAGGGCCATCGTACTTAAAGCCAGACTCCCACAGCCACATCAAGTCGTATGCAGCATTGTGTGCGATGATGATAGTAGCTTGGTCAAGATACCATTGCACACGCTCATAGTAATCCTGTTGATTAGGAACGTCACTATGGTCAAACGGAAAGTGTTGCTCCATACCTTGGTCAGTCAACACACCAATCATAGTCAGTGAGTTCTCTGGCTCAAACGGATCAAGGTGCAACTTACCGTCACGTTGTGTCGTTGTGTTTTCTACATCAAGTGTTAGCTTCATACTGTATACCTCGCTGTCTGATATTCAAGTTCGCAGTGTACCACACCGTGCCAGCCTGTCAACTTGTTTTTTACGACATTCAGGTGACGCTGGGTATCTTCTTCTTCTTGATTGTCTACTGGTGGGTTCTTAGCAATCAATACCATCAGGTCAGCTTCAGCCGCTTTACCTGTGCGTGAGCCTTCCATCATTGACTGATTGAGAAGTACCTTACCTTCAGCATCAGCAGATAGCTGAGACATATAGAAGATAGCACATTCATGTTGCTTGGCAATCATACGTGCATGTACAGCATTAGCCTTGAGTGCTTCGTCTGTACGGGCAAAGCCACCTGTCTTGGCAAACTTGTCACCCATATCAAGCAGTACGATGTCTGGCTTGTATGACTTACAGATGGACTCTACCCAATTCATATCACGGCCTGTCGCGTCCTTAATCTTGATACGTTCTTTGACAGGTGCATACAACTCACGTGCTTTAGCTGGATTGTCCTTTATCTCACGCATAGTCATGCCTGTGGCGGCAGTCAAATACCTAGCACCCACACGGTGATAGCCCTCTTCGTTACACAAGATAATGCAATTAGCACCCTGATGTGCAAAGCCGCCCGGTGCCGCAATAATTGATGCGTGGAACGATGTCTTGCCTGTGTTGGGTCTTGCACCAATCTCAATCAAGTGACCAGAGTTAACACCCTCTACCTTACGTGTCAGACTAGCAATGTTGAATGTCCAACGAGCCTCAAGGTCATTACGAGCAAGCAGGGTTTCAATCTCAATGTCATCCCACTCCACATTCAGGTTGGGGGTGAAGTCATCACCATACTGTTCTAATAACAGACGCAGTGGCTCAAGGCTAGACTTGTCGCCATTGACATAATCAAAACCAAGATTGGCAATGTCCTCACCCACAACTTGCTGGAACAACTTGGACAACACTTCCTGTGCCACGTCACTGCCCATAGGTGTCTCACCTTTAATCTTGTGGAACAAGGCAGAGTAGGCTTGCTTCTGTGCCGTAGTCAGTGTTGGATTGTTGA